TGTCAGTTTCTTAAATTCCTTACTGATGATAACATCATCTTGCAAGTGCCATACATTCTTTATCTTCGCAGCCTTACTTTGATATGCAAGTCTGTTACAAGAATCCACCCACGCCCTGAGATTGCCTATACAATTCTTATCGTTGTAAACAAGAATATGGTCTTTCTGTATTCCTTGCTTAATCATTGAAGGTAAAAGGAAATCTCTCACATACCAAAATCTACTCGGATATGTATGTATCATATAATATGCCATCGTTATTCACCTCCGCCTTCAAACTTGTAAATATCATCAGGAGTATCAATATCACAAGTATAATCGTTAATAACTGTATAGTTAGTATAATCTATTTTCGCCAAAGGAGTACCTTTAATCACCTGCCACAACTCCCAAGATACAGGTTGACGATAGAATTTTCCCTGCTTTTCATATTCCTTCGTTTCCTCGATGGCTTCAAAGAATCTCTTTGTATCTACTACCTTGTAAGCAAAAGGTTCAGCCCATTCTTTACAGTAGTTCTTTGCAAAAGGCGGTGCTGATGCGAAGAACTCTATACTATCAGTTTGTGTTTCAACAATAGTCTTAATAGCATAAGGAGAGAACACAACATCACCAAAGATATAACACACAGGAGTAGTCATAGGATAGAAACCATCTAACCAGGGTGTTTTTGCATCACTATCTTTAGGGAGAAAATAAGGATTATGATGATGCAAGACCGGAACACCAAATTGACCAAAAACCTCATTATTAGAACTAATAGCGATGTTTTCTATTCCGTTCTCTCTTAACAATCTTATCGTTCTCGCTACTAAAGGTTCTCCGTGTATTGTTGTTAAGTGTTTAGGAGTTTCCCATTTTTCATTCCTACCACCACACATTATTATATATTTAAGATTATTCATTCTTCTATCACCACTTTCTTATTACTTCTTCTTTTTCTATCAGGTTTATCGTAAATTCCTAAAAGAACTATTGTATATCCTTCTTCAAGTCCTTCACATATTTCTTCGTGATAAGTAACTTCTCTTACAATCTCTCTGCCTGTATAATCTCCGTCAAACTCACAATAGATAATTAAATCTCCGGTTCTGTAATTACGATCAGAAGGTCTAATATCAAATAACCTATTCTTCTTCTTTATTGTCTTTATCTTATCAGGACTTGCCTTAACTCTGTGTACCATTTACTTCCTCCAAACATTTCTTCATCTCAAGAAAAGTCTTTTCATCTATTAAATAAAACTGCTTGCCATCTCCGAAGTCTATTACTAATGCGTTATAGTCTTTTCCCATAGCAAAGGCTTCTTCTTTATTCTTCTCTATCCACTCTCGTTTAATTGAGAATGATTTACTTTCTTCCATCTTTGTTTTAGCCTCAAAGAGCCACGAGTCGGTAGTTACATCTCCTGCACCAAATGTAATAGCACCGCTATTAGGAACAGGTTTACCTCCAACAGCTTTAGCAATCTTCTTTTCCTGTCGAGAACTATAATACCTTGTAGAATTTTTATTGTTCGTCATTTTCATCTCCTCTTATGTTATCAGAACCACAAAACTTACAATAATATCCATGACTTTTATTAAGCCTATGACATTGTGAGCAAACAGCTCCACTTTTATCGGTCAATATCCACTTTCCTCTTTTTTGACTCTCATAAGCACGAATCAAATCGTCAATATCAGCCTTTATCCATTTATCATTTTTATTGTATTTCCACCAAATCCTACCATCTTCATTACCTATTTGTATATCCATATCATTCTCCTTTAAGATATTTTCTTATTGCAGTTCTTACAATCACCTTGTTCAAACTTATCTGTATAAGGATTCTCTACTCTTTTTATCAACCTGCATTGAGGACAACAGAACTCGGTTGCATCCCACTCTGTTTTCTTATACATAGCCGTAGGTACATAATCTACCATAAACCCACAATCCTTACAGTTTATATTCTTAGTACAAGATTCACCATCATATAATCCACATTTCATAATTATGCGTACCCTATTGTCGTTCCTACTTCTTCCCATACACCTACTTCGTGATTACCATAACGATACACCTTGCCATCAAGTCCTGATTCAGATATTACCATTCTTACTAAAGGATATTTCTCTGATATATCAGCAAGGGTTATCGGTTTATCATACTCTCCGTGATGATATATAACCTCTGTACCAAATTCGTTTTCAAAAGCATTTTCTGTATCAATGCAGAAGATGATAGTAATTATCATATCGCTTAAATCAATCTTTTTTGCATCTTTAATTATCATACTCACCTCCACTTTATCGTTATTTCTTTAAGACCAAGGGCATTGAATATACGAATCATCGATCTAAAACTCGGAATCTTATCTCCATCTTTACTGAATATCTCACATAAATGAGTATTAGATAATTCAGAAGCATTAGCAAGTTCATCTATTGTCATATTCTTTTCTTTGCGTAACTCTCTTATCTGTCTTGCTACATCATCTCTGGCACTAAGTTCTGCTGTGTTCATATACTTTCTATTCATCTTTTAATTCTTCGACCTTCCATGTACTCGGCAAATGCAGGATATTGTAATCACATACGCAATGAGATTTCAATATAGTGTCATTCTTGTTCCCAATATTAAGCGGACATTGAGTACAAACATGATTTCGGCAAAAGTTAGCAATCAACTTAGCTGCGTATATTACTTCCTTATTTTCCATCTTCTTCCTCTCTTATCCTTTTAAGTTGCCTGTTAATCTTCTCAGCTTTAAACACATCTATTTCTTTCTGTGATATTGATGCTAAATATTTTATCTGCGTAATCATAATCTCGACATCAGTTATCTCTTCTACTAAGTGTTGATAATCAGAAACCAAAGGATATTTACCACTTCTCCTATACTTACTTATAGCTTGAATCAATTCCGCACATTCTTCTTGTAAGATCGATAACTGTGAGTTTATTCCATAATGGTCAGCTATATATTCTAACGCTTGCTTTTCATCCATCATGTTATCCATCTTCATTCTCCTTTCAGTTTATTCAAAACATCTGCATCAATACGCACTTCTGACTTCAAAGTCTTTCTATGTTCCCTAATAAGCGTAGGCAAATCATTTATAAATTCATCTTGTAATTCATCAGGCATTAAATCAACTATGCTTTGTATCACAGATAATAACTCTAATAATAATTCAAACGAACTACCACTTGTTTCTACCTTAATCCCGTCATTTATTTTTTCTGTTTTAATCATTCTTATTCTCCTTTAACCAATTCTTACACCATTCCACAAAATCGTTATGCGACATAAATCTATCAACATCTATTGTATATTTTATCCATTCAGTTGAAATAGGAGTGCATACACTAATAGTACAAAGTCCCATCATCTCGTGATAAGAAAATAATACATCATTCTCTTCGTATGTATCTTGATGCACTTCAAGACTCTGTAATCTCTTCAACTCTTTAAGCCATTCGGCTAACTGTCTATGTTCTTCTGCACACTTCTTACAAGGCTCATAATCACTCGGCATAGATAAACCTTTTTCATCGGCAAGTCTTTTCCATAATGCACAGGTGGATTCCAACTCTTCTGCCTTATCTTCTGCGTGCTTAATTGCTTCTGACAATTCCATATCAATCCTCCAACAACTTTTTTAAAGATTCCATATCTCCGTCATAAGTGTGTGTTTCTCCGGTTACATCGGCTATTACTGTTACTGTCTTATTTGAGCCTTGCCACAAAGATACAATGCAATTAACATTCAGATAACCATTTCTAACTTTAACAAAATTCATTGAAAGATTTTCTCCTTGTCTTTGTAAGTCTTATCTAAAGAATACTGTGCTACATGAGCAACTCTTCCTTTTCTCGCCTTAACTGCAATCATCTTCTTTGTTATAGGAACACCGTCTTTACGAAGATCGCTAATCCTGGATGCAAGTCTCATTATTCCAAGTTCATAAAGAGCTTCTAACTGTGTAATCGTACCATGTTCCTTCAAATACTCTAATACATCCTCATTCTGTGTAGTCATCATATTTCCTTTTCTCCTTTTACTTATATGCCTTCCATATTACATTTACCATTACTAAGACCATCACATATATCATTAAACATCCAACAGCTACTACATTCATCTTCTGCTTTTATTATTTTGTGTGGTGCTTTTGGTGCTTCAAGTTTACTTTGTTGATTTACTTCCGGTCTGGGACCGTATATCAACTCTCCTTTATTCATAGCTTCACATATATGTGCAACAGTAGGGAAATCTTTAGAAGTCTTTATATGATGTCTTGCTGCTCTATAAACCTTCTCAGCAGGTTCTTCTCCGAAAGCCATCTCCCAAACTGCAAGTAACGCTCCTACATCTTTGATAAACGCTTTCGGATAAGCAGCTACTACAAGTTCAAACAAATCAGCTATTTCTTGTCTATTCATAACCAGGGATTCTCCTTAAATCCATTTTGTCTCTTCCATTCGGTTACAGGATTATAAGTCTTAGATTGTTCTGTTGGTTTAGAAATATTATTTCGATTCGGCTTATAATCATTCTTTTCCCAAGTAATAACCTTCTGCTTCCAATTCTTAACCGGATTGCCTTTTGAATCTTTCCATTCTCCTTCTTGATAGTATGAAAAGAATTGTTCAGGATCAACATTATTATTTCTTTCTAAACAATACTCTCTTACTTCTTCGAGAGTAGGTGGAGTAAATTTCTTTGGCTTAACCTCTTCTCTTTCTTTATATATTTCTTTCTCTTTTGATAAATCAGTAGTTAATAAATCAGTAATAGGTAAATTAGTATTTAATATATTAGTATTTAATTGTCGGGGTTTTTCAGTAGGTTGAACATCAGTAGGCTGACAATCAAGGTGCTGTTCGTCAAGGTGCTGATTTTCCCCCTCTTGATTGACAGGTTTTTCGTGAATAACATATTCATAAGTTATCTTCCCTCCATTTTCTTTTGATGGAAGAAGTTTATTCATAATCAAATATCCTGCATCTTTCAACTCTTTAAGGATAGACTTAATAGAATCTTCTTTCTCTTTGTTAATTGATGCGAGTCCGGCAATAGAATAATTCCAATCATCAGGGAGAGAAAGCATCTCAGAAAGCAATCCTTTTGCTCTTAACGACAATCTTTTATCTCTTAAATGATAATTACTCATTGTCGTATAGTTCTTGTTCTTTTCCACCCTTATAACAGCCATTATTCATTTACCTCACTTATTCTGTTATTCCACCTTGCTTTTGCAACTTCATACGCAGAATCATCAAAAGGGTCTTTGCAATTACGAGAAATACCACCAAGCATCGAAACTCCGCAAATATTACATTTAATAGTTATCCAATATCCTCCATTAGCATTTTTACCGTTACACCACGCTGACGCTTCACCACCGCAAAAAGGACAGTTCTTCAAATCCTCTGTATTACTCATATATTTTCTCCTATAAAAACAAATCCCCCTTTAGAGTACGAGTCTAAAAGGGGGTGGTCTGTATCAAGTCCGTACCGTCTCGTACCCGATACAGACCATTTGTTTGTACTATTGATTTTACCATAGCTTATGATATAATCAAGTCGTAATCATTCATATTTAAATCCTTTTCAGTTCTCCCCTTGCTTTTCCCACCTTTTGCAAGGGGAGTTTTTTATTTAAAATTCTAACGGGTCTCCATCATCTTCTGCTTCGTAACCAAACTCATCTTCATCATAAGAATCAGAATTTCCTTCGTTATAGGAATCAGGTTTAGTAGATGCCTTCTGTGCTGTGGTCTTAGATTCTACAAATTCAGCTTCATCAACTACAACCTCGGTGACATATACCTTCTTGCCATCTTTATCATCGTAGTTCCTTGTTTGGATGCTTCCTGTAATAGCAATCTTCGAGCCTTTATGGAAATAAGAAGATACAAATGTGGCTGTCTGCTTCCAAGCTACACAGTTAATGAAGTCTGATTGATACTCACCATTAGCATCCTTAAACCTTCTTCTTACCGCAATAGTAAAAGAACATACCGTGTTACCTAATGATGTGTTCTTTGATTCCGGGTCTCTTGTCAAAAATCCGATGAGCATTACTTTATTCATGTTATTTCTCCTTTATTTATTCTTCAACGGGAAAAGGTAATCCTACTGTCGGATCAACTTCCATTTTAGCTTCTTCCGCCTTCTGCTGTTCAACAATCTTCTGTGCCTTTTCATTCTCACTTGCTACATGAGCACAGTTCCAACACAAAATCTTACCAAACCTATCCTCTGTCTGCTTTGCTACTATCTCAGCAGAGATAGTCTTTTCATTGCCTTCCTTATCGGTAAACTTACGACCTTTTACAGGATTACCACATTCTTTACAAAGAATAGTAGGCTTAGCTGCTTGAGTAGGTTTCTTAGGCTTAACTTCATCTTCTTCCTGATGTGCAACTGCATACTTAACTTCTTCTGCTGACGCAACTGCCGTATCTATTCCGATACCAAGCATACCTAACGCTCTTCCGCAACTGCTTGTCTCCGCATTTTCAATAAAAGAAGTCTTGTTGACCATAGCACCAGGTTTATTTCTCCATTCGTGAGCAACGCCTGTACCAAGAATATGCTCATTACCATTATCATCATAGTAACCTACGGTTGTTTTTGTTACTACAACGCCATTGGTAGTATCTAACTCGATAAAGTCCGTCTTGATAAAGCCATCAGGATAAAGCATACGAAAAGCCTTTATCCTCTGATTAACTTCGGTATATTGCTTACCCTTAATTGGAGTTGTTTTGAGAATACTATTAACCTTCTCAATATCCTTAAATGTAATCTTAGAATCCGCCATACTTAATCTCCTTTGCTGTCATTCTTTCCATGTTTTCCGGATGATATTCTTCATCAGGGATAGTTACATCTTTACTTCTAAGTTCATCATTCTCTTTTTCAAGTTCAAAGATTCTGATTTCGTATTCCCGAATAAGATCACTTTCCTTGTAAGTAAGAACTACACCTATCGCTCCAAGAGTACCACCAATAAGAATACCAAATAGCAATGCTGTTACTGTTCCCATATCACTTCACCTGTAAGTTATTCTTATCTATAAGGAAAGCACCTCGTACTTCCTTACCTGCTTTAAGAGCTTCTTTTATAGCTTTCTTATCAGGTGTCTTTTTCACTTCCGTCTTGATATATTCATCGGGAATAAGTGTATCATCGGGAATATCAACAGAATCAGATTTACGGAAACTAAATGCTACTCTTGCATTGCTCCACTTTTCACCTGCAAGAATTTCTGAAACATAATTCTTAAGACGGTTAATCTTCTTATCGATAACTTTTCTTCTCTCTTCAAGATTACCTTCTTCGTTCTTGATAGCATCTGACATAACCTGTAAGTTTTTGATGTATGCTCCAATACTATCCAACTTTTCATCCTTTTGAAGATTTAATTCCTCATAGACATGAACATACGCTTCATCAACTTCTCCTGTTTCAGGATCGATGCTATTAAGCATATCATCCAATGCCTTTTCAATCTCGGCATTGATCTCATATAGTGTCGCCATTTGTCACCTTTTAAACCTTTCCTTTAATAACTTTCCACATTTCTTCATCAGGAATATCATATACTTCCTGAATCTTCTCCCAATTCTCTATCTTACCGGAAAACTTACCTTGTTCTATTCTCTGATAAACATTGATTGGAATACCATACTCTTTAGCTGCTTCTTTTTGAGTCCATCCTTTTTCTTTTCTTAAATTAAACAGCCTCAAATTTTTTGCTATTAACACTCCCATTATTTCCCTCCTTTCTTAATCACTTCTTAATTATAGTACACCTATTATAATTTACTGTCAATCGTTTTCGATTATAAATATTTGTCAATATCTCCTTCCTCTCCTGTTGCTTCGTCACCAAAGTGCTTTTTGCACACGGCAATAGGAAAAGGCTCAATTTCGGAACACCATTTACATTCTGCTCCTGCCTTTTTATAGACCAAAGGGAACGAACCAACACCGTCAAAAAGTGAAGCCATAGTAGGATTTTCTACACCATCTTCCTTTAACTGATTTACCATTCTATAAGCCAACCATTGCCAAAAAGGAAGAGCGACACCATTACCAAGAGCCTTATATTTAGGTGCGTCTGCGTCTTTGTGTTTCTTTCCGTTTTCGTCAACCCAATCACCTATCTCTACCCATCCATCAGGAAGTCCCTGCAAACGAGAACATTCGAGAGTGGTAAGCCTTCTAACAACTGCGTTTGTTTCTTTCATTTCATCACCTTCTTTATTGTTTATTACATAGGGCGTACAATTACCCCCCGTTCCATACCTGGCTCTTACAGTTTCACATACATTATCAAACTGTTTATAGCCATGATGAACGGAAGGATCATAAACTGTTTGACTATTCATCTTCTACCTCTCTGACAATCAAAATCTTCATAACATCATCCATACAGTTTAATGTTTTAGATACTTCACAAGTTGGAATTAAAGCATCATGTAACTGACCATTACCAATACACCAAATACCCCCCGTGTTTGTTAAAGTAATCTATCATTTCATCGTTCTTGTTCATCTTCTTTTACCTTTGCATCGAGGATGTATATTTCACCCCCCCGAATCGACTTTCGCCTGCATACAACGAACTGCATATACCGGAAGGGTCAAGGATAGTCTTGCTTTGAAAATCATCCTTATTAAGATTTATTACCTTGTTCATCTTTAACCACCAATATCGCCATAGGATCGTGCATACAATTCAAAGTTTGAGATACCTCGTAGCACATACTCATAGCACTTATAATTTGTCCGTTTCCTATGCACCAAGTACCCCCCCCGATTATTCATCAAGTCTTTGAATGATGCACTTTCCTTCATCGACATATTGATTTCCTACTCCTTTATAATCTCTTGCACATAAGCTGCCTACGGTGTCATTACCCCCCCCAGGACCACGAGCAACAAGAGGCTGTGCTATCTCTTCTTCAACAGCAAAGTCATACTTAGCGTTCTTACCTTGATTAAAAGAAGCTCTATCAAGTCCATAACAAATATTAGGGTTATCCTTATCATCTGATAGTAAAGCGTTAGTTCTATCCTCGTTTATAGTTAAACCACGATCGACAGAAACAACAGCCATACCACCTTGATTGCAATTAGGATTACCACCATTAGGATCGAGAGTTCTTGTAGTATCTGCTTGATAAACTCCTGAATTAGGATTATCAGATTTCATAGCATTAGAGTTATAAGGGGATATTCCATAACAAACAGATTGACCGCATTGAACATTTAAAGCTCCTGTTTTTTCGTCTTGAATTAGGATTCCTTTTCCTCCACCGGGTTTACCCCCCCGTTCTTGGAAAGAGATTGCTTTTCCAATGTTGTTTTCAGAAGTTCCGGTAATTCCTTCCCCCTCGTTTCTGCTCTTCTCAGTATTCCCTGGCAAGCTCTGTCGCTCAAATTGTACTTCGGGTTCGGATTCGTTTCTAAAATCTGCGATAGGAATGTCGGGATTGTTTTGTTCGGTTTTTCCCCACAATTCAAACAACAACTTGCTTGCTGTAACCCCCCGAAGTCAGCAACGACACATACTCTTCTTCGTCTTTGGGGAACACCCCAGTATTGAGCATCGTGGAGTCTCCAAGAAACGCTAAAGGGAGTTCCGTCATCTCCCACTCCATCGAGGTTTCCTGAATAGTGCCATCCCTCTTTAGGGATAGGAATAAGGGGAACATCTTTGCAGACGACTTTGCAGATTTCTTGCAAGACCGCTTGAAAGTCTGCCCCTTTTGGTTTTCCTGAACTAAATGCTCCTGCGACATTTTCCCACACCATGTATCGGGGTTTAATATCTCTTCCAGAGTAATTTGTCCTTGTAATTGATAATTGTCGCTCACTTTCTTCACGCATCTCCTTTATTATTCTCATCTGTTCCATAAACAGACCTGATCGTTCACCTGCAAGTCCTTCTCTCTTACCTGCTACCGATAAATCCTGACAATTATGAACCATTGCATTGTTAGCACAATAACTTTCATCATCCTCTACAGAAAGATTATAAACCTCTTGTTCTCCGGCACTTTCAATCTTACGGATAGGAAACCATATATAACCATCCTCATAAAAAGCATGATCTTGTTTTCTTACATCCTTAGTAAAATGTATAGTATAAGTATCATGTTGGTTTACAGTTCTTCCCTCGATTACTGTGGTTTTAGGTCTATGATATAAACTTAAACTTCCAGGTCTATGATACAATTTACCTACAATTTGTACTAACCCATAAGCCAAAGGTTTACTGATGGTAGTGATAGAATAATATCGTTCAGTACAACATCCATCTCCATCCATATACCCACGCATAAATTCTTTTAATAAATCTACCGGAAGATTTAATACGAAAGAGGGAATCCGTTTGTTTATTGCACCCTTACCACAAGAAGAACATAAGTATTCTAATCTCTTATTGGAAATTCTAACTTTATACGCAGTTCTTTCTTTGTGTCCGTAATACTTATAAGATGTAATATTAGAAATGAAATCCGAGTATTTATTTTCCCCAATGCAAAACACTACTGCGTGTAAATTACTTGGTCTATCCTTACGGGGAGTATTTCTAATATATCCATCAGCAACATATCTTCCCATCAAATACAAATCTTCCGAAGTTAAATTCAATAAATTTTCAGAACAATCGTTGATTGGCATACCTAAATAATAATCCTTAGATAAATCTTTTAATGGAATCCACAAAGGATTATTAAACACTCTTTTGTATTTACGCAACTCATTATTCCACACCTTTTCTACTTTTCTTGCATAAAAAGGATGATTCTCTGTTACCGTAATTTTGTCGCAACACATTCCATACAAATTAAATACAGACTTAACCCCTGTGCAGCCTGAATCTTTAACAACCTTGTACCTTTTATTATGAGTAAACACTCTATCTCCCTGATTGATTTCTTCGATTGGTATTAAACCTATATCAGTAGTTACTAAAGTTCCTGCTACAAAACACGGACTACCACCTGTTACTACATCAACTAAAGGAACTTCGTGTCCGTTAATTTTCGTTATGTCACCAAAATGTTTCACCTGCACCCATCACCTCCTTTAATATTTTTATAGTTTTATCAATTTCCTAAACTGAAATAATTTCCGCCTACATAGTCATAACTTGGATAACCTCGGAAGTATGAACGGCAATTAAAGAACTCTACATTAGGAGCATCACCTTGTTCTATCCATTCAACAGCTAAGACAACAGCTTCGTCTGAATAATCTGTTCTACTTACTATTGAATGACCGTTCCTTACTGTACTGAATTGACCTTGCTGCGTAAGAACTTCTGTTATCGTATCAGGGAATCTTTCATCTTCTACTCGATTTAATACAGTAAGTGCAATGAGTTCTCTGCCGAGTAAATCTCCATCCGTACTTCTGTTACTCTCAGCTTCAACAACTCCTGAAAGAAATATAAATTCTTCTACTGTCATTCTTGCCATCTCTGCTCTTTGTTCAAGCGTTGTAGCTTCAAAAGGCATTGGTGATTTTAGCAACTGAATACCGATAGATACTATTGTTAAAAGTGTTATGATCTTATTCATAATTCTCTTCTTTCCCCACATATATAACAAGTCTGTGGAACATCTTTTATATAAGTTTCATGGAGTTTACATACCGGACACTTAACTTCGTGTATTATATGAGTTCCATTATTATAATCAGGTAATTTTATCCAATTATTCATTCTTTTCTTCCTCCTTCCTCATATCTGCAAGATTAGTAAACTCTGTAAGACAATATGGACACCCACGCAACTTTGCTCTGTAATAATCGTTCATCATCGGCATTACAGAACCACATTTTTCACAGGTTTCCATGTGATTTTTGATTATTAATTTTCCTCTTGGTCTTTCAAAGATTGCTTTAGCATCTTCAAATCCTGCTTGATATGTATTGATTATCTTTCCTTTAATCTGCATCTTTCACCTCAATAAACGGTTCTCCTTTTCTACAACAAGGACATACTATCTTTTCTCTCTTCTCTGTGTTATAAGTTATTTCTCTTGAGAAAAATTCATAACATTGAGGACACATATAAACTTTCCTTTTCATTTTTCACCTCCCACATAAAATACTATACACCTATTATAATTTACTGTCAACCACTTTTAATTTACACAGATGCAAAATAATACTAAGAGAGTTGATGTTATTTCAATCAACTTTTGTTTTTCTTACATACATTTGGGTAATATCTCCCATAACTCCATTACGACCTTTAGGTATAGCGTTCTTAAAACGAATCAGTTTATTAATATCGTCTTTGTTCCATAATCTTTGATACTTATTACCTGCAACAATGTAATCAGGAAGCATCTTTGAATATTCAGAATCAGGATTATTCTTTTTAAACCTATACCAATTATATAAAGTTTGTGTAGATACACCGACAGAAACCGCAACTTCTTCTTTACTTAACATAGTTATAGCTTTCATATCTTTACCTCCGATAATATTATAATAAATATTAGTCAAGAGAGCAAATAGTTAATTAAAGCTGTCTTATCTTCTCCTCCGACATCATCTATCAATATATCCGACATAGCACCTTTTCTTCCTATAAGATCAGAAATCTTCTCGTCTATAGTTCCTTTGCAGATAAGAGTATATATCGTAATGTTAGATGTTAGTCCTATTCTATGACATCTATCTACTGCTTGATTTTTAATTTCCATATTCCAAGGATCATCAATAAAAATCTCTACTGTTCCGGCAAACAAATCAAATCCTTTTCCCATAGCATCTATAGTCCCGATAATAAACTTATTGTAAATATCATTTTGAAATATGTTTACAATATGATTACGGTCATCATCTTTAACATTTCCTGTTACCATTAACCCTTTGTATTTCCTCGACAAACGCTCGTAAGCAGGAACAACAATTTGAGTCCAATTAGAGAATAAGACAACCTTCTTTCCGTCTTTGATCGCACAATCCACAATCTCTTCCATTCTGTCAAACTTCGCAGATGCTTTTATAGAGCTTGAAAGAATACCTGTATATCCCGTAGCTTGCCTTAGTCGTATAAATTTTGTAAGAGGATTAGAAGATTGTTTAATCTCATCTATGTTGCGAAGCATATTATTTCTTACTTCGTTATATATCATCGTTTGTTTGCTATTCATTTCAACATATTCGTTAATAAACATCTTCTCAGGTAAATCAAGATTATCTTTCTTTAATCTACGCAGCATCATAGAACTAAGCAAGTCAGAAATCTCTTCAAGATTTTTATAACCAATAACATCATTACCGTTATATCCACCTAAACGACAATAACGATGTTTAAAATCCCAAAAATCTCTATTCTCATATCCTAACCATTTGAGCGACATAAATATATCCAACGGATTATTCATAACAGGAGTCCCGGTTATCGCAATCTGAATAGGTGTATGTATTTTAAGAATCTGTCTTGCACTTTCCGTATTTTCGTTTTTTATGACATGAAATTCGTCCACAGCGATCATTTCTATTTCACCTAATTCACAAAGTTGCTGTAACTTCTCTGTGATAGGATAACGGTATCTGTCAGTTATCTTAAGTTTACCTTTAACCTTCCGTTCAACTTTTTCCCCTGTAGGTACTCTGTATTTCAAGGTTTCTATATTCGTAATTATAAATCTCGGTAATCGATCTATATGATTTAAGTCGTCAAGTCTTTTAGCATTGCTTCCAACAACAAGTCCTCGACCACTTTGGTATTGACCTAAGATAAAACTTTCTTCATCCGAATGTATTTCTACCTGATTTTTCCAATTCCATTTTAACCCGTTATCACAGCATATAATAAGGCAATGTTTCACCTTCCTTATATTAGCTATCTCGATTACAGTTTTACTTTTACCCATTCCCATTTCATCAGCCAAAAGCCATTTGTTATGGTTAAGACCATATTCAATACCTTGAATCTGATGTTTAAATGGTTGTACTTTGAATTTATAATCTTTCGGAATATTCATACAATCGCCTCTGTTTATAATACAGAAAAAGGGATGGTATTTCTACCATCCCTTTACGAAAGAAGATGCAAATAGGTTAATCAAACAACCTATCTGAATTATAATCTTATCGTTTCATCTGCTCAATAGCTCTACGATAAGATTCTCTTTCCTCATCGTTACGAGCATTACGCATCATCTCTTTCATTTGCTCAATCATATCCTCTTTGCCATGTCCGCTATAGCCATTCTCGTATGATGATCCTCTGTAAGAACCATCACGGCTTGTATAACGCCCCATAGCATCTCTACCTCTACGATATGAACCTTCCTCGCTGTATCTTCCGTCACCGTCTCCGTCACGACCTCTACGAGCGTAAGAACCATAAGCATTGGAGTAATCCTCTGAATATCCACGAGAATAATCCCTTGCATAATCACGAGAATAGCCTTCCTGTTCTGCTTTGTTCATAGCATCTACTGTAGTTACATCTTTAACAATGTCAACCATCTTATAGATGTTATCCAAATCCGTAGTAGTGATTTCTTCTTTTTTGGATATTTTCTTGAGTTCATCTTCGAGCATATCCTGAATGTCGTATAAAACTCTCATCGTGTTTCCTCCTTCCTTATGCGATTCGTTCTACACTTATAGACGCATAGCGTCTAACAGTTATTGAAGGTGTAGGTGTCGTTGAAGGATCATCTTCTGTTCCGTCAACATAAGCAGCCGATACAGATACACAACATCCACAAGGAACTGTTACAGTTATCTCGGTATTGATAAATCCGTATTCTTCAACAGCTTGTGGTGTGAATATTGCAACGCTTTCAGGAATTAACACGCCATTGATAGTAATTCCTATCGCAATAGGTGTGAGTTCCCCACCATCAGGGACCTGAATATTTGCTTGTACCTTCACCTTATACCTTGCGAATCTATTAGGAGTATTGCCTTTCAGATTAAGAACCCCAACTGCAAGAGGAATGACATTTCCTGAATTGCAAGGGATAGAAACACTACTGAACGGAATAGTACCATTTAAGGCAACTAAAGCGTCACTCGTTGTTACATATTCTGCCATAGACATTACCTCCTAATTAGTTAAAGAAGGTGTTACCACTACATCCGCAAGAGTTGTTGTTAGGGCAAGTGAAGATAGGCTGTTCGCCGTAAACAGGGACAGTACCAACCGGGCATTGATTGAGACGATCATAGATACCGTTAATAATCGTAGAGTTCTGTGCAATCTGTGAAGCCTGACCACGAGCATAGAGAACTTCCTGACGAAGCTGACTAATCTCATCGTTCTTAGCATCAATCTTGTCCTGACAAAGCTGGTCTTTAATAGATTGGATACCACCATTGATAGTAGTGAGAAGAGCCTGTGTATTCTGTGTATCAGTAGTTCTTGTAGCACACGCTTCACGGGCAATATCAGCACTAAGGTTAGCCGTAGCAAGTCGGTTGTCACAGCAACATTGTGCAAGCTGTGCCTGAACAGAATTGAACCCTTGATTCATAGCTGTCTGATTAGCAAAAGCGGTCTGCATATTAGCAATTTGACGAGCATTAGCACCTGCTTCAACTCCTGCAAAGCCGTTAGCAAGAGACATCTGAATATCACTACCTGTATTGCAAAGCTGTGTAGCGAGACTTGTTACTCCATCTCTAATGCTTGTAATGTTGTCATTGAGCATAGCATCTCTGAAACCTGCATTAGTGTTTGAATTAATTCCTTGCTGTCCATTAAGAAGCCAAGGAAATTCATACATTCCACCACCGAAGCCTCCGCCGAAGCCATTTCCCCATCCGCCACCTGCGAATAAGAGAAGAAGTAAAATCCACCAGCCGTCACCGCCCCAAGAGCCGAAACCGTTTCCCATACCACCATACATAGGTGATACAGGCATTACGAGACCATTACCATTTTCTGTCATTGTCTTTTTCTCCTTTGTAATTTATTTATCTATCGTTGCAACTAATAGAAATCGTTGTTAAAATAGAAATAGTACGAATGTGTCATTCTTTCGTGCTTTCCTAACTTCCTACCTCGTAGTCTCTTTGTTGCTTCCCATAGACTACGAGGTTTTTATTTTGCGAATTATCGTTTGAATAGTTGTTGTATCTGAGGGTCATTCTTCATCCTCATAACCTTGTTCACCTGATCTTGAGAAACCTGACCACTATTAAGTAAGTGTTGAAGTATCTGATTAGGGTCATTCATATTCTGTGGAATGTTAAACCTCCGAGATAACATAGCCATAGGATTCTGCTTAAACTGTGTAAGCATATTTATCAGATTGTTTTGTGGTTGGAACTGTTCAAAGAGAGGACTCGACATACATTACTCCTCCTTTGAAGTGGTTCTTTTCATATTGGAATTGTTATTCTGTCTCGGCTGTCTTAAAACACCCTGTATTTCGCTTTTAAATGCGTCAAATTCGCTCCGGGAAACATAATCCGCATCCTTTGTCGTTACAATATTAGAGTTCGTTGTATGCTCATTCTTACGCTCTGTATAATCGAAAATACGCAAAGGCAAAGGCATACCACTTTGGTCTGTGGACTTGATATACATAACAGGATTCTCGCTATCCATAAGCAAAATAGATTGTCCTGGTTGAACCGGATAAGACTTCGCTGCACTCTCGCCTTGTACCCAAGTCAAATTACTACCACTTGAAGATTGTGCTGTCTGCATCTGTGGCATAACAGGAGTCTGCATCTGAGGTTGTTGTGGCATAAAAGTAGGTTGATTCTGTTGAAAATAATTCTGTGGGTAATAAGGATAAGCCATCTTTAAATCTCCTTCTTAAAGTAATAAATTGGAATCTCCGAACCGCTATCCCAGGTGTCATAATAATCTCCTGAAATAGCGGTAACTGCGTGTGTACCGGTAGCGAGAACATACTTACCGTGTGGATGATCTTTGCAAAAGTCATCAACTGTATAACAATCAGGACATTCATCAGGAATTACATACTTCTTAAAACCATTGTGTTTAAGATATGCACCCCATACTGAGTTTGAAGAAGGCATATCTTTCATCTCATAACCTTTAGCAACAACTCCCATATATGTAGTGTCCCAATCTTGGTCAAGTGCTAATGACAATGCTCTGATAACACAATCTCCAACAAGATTAGCTTGAGGATTAACATTACAGAACTTCCACATACACTCATACCTTCTCGCTTTGTTGATATAAGAAATGCGATTAATACGGTACATCGTAATTTGGTCATAAGATCGATAGTTGGGTGCTAATGTATTGCATATTAACCGCTTTCCTTATGGCTAAATTATGCAAATAAAAAAGCAATCGTATTTCTACGATTGCTCACTCTTTTCTCTACGAAAATTGTACGATTTTTAACTCAAAGGACTCTCATCATCTTCGATTTCACAGCTTTTGCGAGTTTAGATACTTTGCCTTCTGATATATTCATCTTTATTGCTATTTCTTGATTAGAATAATGTTTTGCTCGTAAGTTAAAATAGTCAAGCTCCTCACTCGAAAAATTACACTCTTCTCTAAAGAACCGAAGTTCTTTTTCTACAAAGTCGTATATAGGCGGTATCTTTTTAGAATCATCTTTCATAATCTTATAAGAAAAGCGTAGCAGACTATTTCTAATCCGCTACGCTCTATTTGGAGGTGATACGATAAGTGGTTTATCCTTTGAGCAACTTCGTCCAAGTTTTTTGTCCGACTATTCCATCGTGATAGCCTAAGAAGTCTTGTTGTAGCTTGTTTACTGCATAAAGTGTATTACTACCAAAGTCTCCATCGGTTGTCAGCTTCTTGCCGTTTGCTCCTACATATCCAAGAGCGTTAAGAAGTCTTTGAACGGTCTTAACTTGCTCATTCTTCATTCCGTGTGTGAGTGAAATAAGTTCGATATTCACAGTTTTAGTCTCCTGTTCCATTTCTTGTTTATTATCCCATTGATAGCGTAAGACACAATCCCAACCTTTTGAGTATTCGTAGAAGTTTCCTACTGAAATTTCTCTGCCTGTCTGATCTCCCGGTTTTCCGCCTTTAGTTGTACCCTTCTCATTTATCGAAGCCTGAACGATCTTACCGTTCCCGAGGTAGAGAAGCGTATGCCCGTAGTATTTGTTATTTGCGTAATGGTCACATAAGACAACATCACCTCTTAATAATCTCATGCCTTTAACATAATTAAATGCTTCAAAGCCACACTTTAAAAAAGCTGACTTCATATTGCCTGTATAAGAAGCACCATTTTCTCTTAATTTAAGTCCAGCTTTTTCGTAAGAAGAGATAATAAGGGAAGAGCAATCAAAATCTTTTCCCCATCTGTGAATTTGGTCATAGCCGTGAGAATTATCATTAGCAACATCTATTGCATAATTAACGGCTGTTTCTACTACTGACATATCAATCTCCTGTTAATGTTTTTAGATAGTCAACTTCTCTTTTTAAGTCCATAAGTCCTGTTTCGAGAAGTGATACACGCTTATCTAATTCGGACATATCGCTTATCATAGCTTTAAGGTCTGTCTTTATCTCTTTAACAGTTTCAACTAAGTCTCCAAGAGTTGTTTGAATAGATGCAAGTACAGCTCCATCTGCCTTGCTTCTACTCATAATTGTGAAGATGAATGTAAAGATGCCTATAATCATCATTACACCAGAAACACATAGAGATATAATGCTTACAGGGTTCATTGTTCTATGTGACCTCCATCAGCAAGACCCTCTCCTATTACATAAGCAATAACTGTTGCTCCTGCCATTATGATTGCACCTATCTTTTCTGCTTTTTCTGCATCACCTGTGAAATAGATAATAAGCATTGTTACGAAAGATACAATAGCGAGCCAAAACTTTCTTGAGGTTAATTTTCTTTTCCAATCTATCTGTGTCATAGTATTAAACCCCCTCTCCTTTGTTAATTTGATTATATCACACTTCACGAATCTTATAAGTAAGTGTCATCGTCATATCACTTCTTTTATTTACTGCATCTCCACCGAGATTAGCAACTGTCGAAACATAAGGGTGAAGTACATTTAACTCTGTGTAAAGTCCGTATGTATATCCTGTATCAATAAGAGTTCCCTTACCTTCGTTCATTGCATTGAATCTTCTACGACTTGCCGTTGTGAGCAGAGGTGCTACGGCATAAACCTTATCGTTGTGAAAATAGTAAGAATATGCTGTATTACGAATCTCCGTGTTAGCTCCATACTTCCAAACATAAAATTTATAGAAATCTCCATTAGGAAGAAGAATACTCTCTGTTTGGTTATACCCTCTTCCGTCACCTTGTTGTTCGGGCGGAGCAAAAGATAAATCATATACCTTTACATCAGATGATGTTAAATCAAACCTCAACATTGAGGGTGTCCCATTCGATCCGCCATTTTTACCGATACCATAGATATATCCATCTGTCGCATTGTAGATAAATCCATCTTTGATTAGAGTACCGTGTCCGTCAGGTCCCGACCAGTTAGTGAACGGGTAAAGCCAAACATTCGAGTATGTATGATAAGTTTCGGTGTATGTTGACATATCAGCTTTAGAAATAGCAATATCTCGCAAAGTTGCTTTTTCAATATTGTTTTCTGTGAAGTGAGTAATGGCGATAATATGAAATGTGTCTCCTGTATAGCATAAAGTGAACCATCTATCTCCCCATCCCGTCTCTCTCGGAAGAGCTGTTGCAAGCGAGATAGTATGTGTCGTTCCAAGTCTTTGTAAAACATAATCAGGCTCGCTTAATACTCTTACTCTTGATGTAGCTATCGCATATTCATCAATAAGAATTGTCGAATCAGATGAAACATGAACATAATATCCAATACCGTTTGCATAGTCGATTACAGTTAAATGAGCGATAGATTTGAGGTATGTTTCTTCAACATTGTAACCGCTTATATTTGAATATCCAAGAGCCTTATTAGGTGGATTAAAGTCTTTACTTCTGTTGTTATCACCGTCTAATGCAGGAAGCATAGCTCCATCAATATAGTCGAATATACCCAATTCAGAAGGACATAGACAAACTGATTCTATATGACCATTTCCGTATGAATAATCCCAACGCCAAGTATGTGTAAAGCCAAGAGTAGGAGTAGTAAAAGTATGACTATCTGCTTCAATAAAGTTACCTCTCTTGAGAAAATTACCTGCATAAGTCGTACCTGCTCCACCTGCACAAGCTACAATCTCACTATTACCGGCTATCATAGATATATTGGCATTATTAGGCTTATCTGTAAGCAAACAACCATTAAACCAACTTTCAGGATTGATGTTTTGTCTATTCATAAGATGTTGAAAGTCACCATCAAGGATAGCGTCAGCAAACAAAGAGGTTATAGTATTCTTTTTTTCTACTCGCTTAACTACTATGCCTTTACGACATAAATCAAGTTGAAGAGTACCTTCGAGCTTTTTTGTCATTCTATTTATCCTCCTTTATGCGAATATATCTTCATTTGTCGCAATAATATCAACATAGATGTTCGCCCAACTTCCCGAATAGCTATTACAACCGATACTTGTAGTCGTCAATCTTACACTTACATTTCCTCCGCTCGGATGAAGCCTAACGGTATAATCTCGGTAGTTTGATAAAGTCTCGGGATTGCAAGCAAAATAATCTATATACTCAACATCGGAAACTGTATCATAGACCTTGATGATTACTGTCTTATATGAGGATATATCCTCGAATGTTTCAGTAAGATAAGAACCGTTACCTGCTGTTGTGCTTATCTGCCCTGCTTCGAGAACCTTATCGAATGAAGCTCCGCCGCCTTCTCCCAGATGCACATTACCGAAAATCGTCTGTCCGTTTAATATTGCTTTTGCCATGTGTTAGCCTCCTCCCCTTTTAATCTCATAATCGCACCGCCTTTGATTTAGTCCTCGCTCCACTCATTGTGTCACCTCGTACTTCTTAAACTTGTGTAGCCTGTTATCTCTACAACAAACGCAACTGCCGTGATTACGGCAAGTGCAGTCTACCGCTTTATTTCCTCTGTATTGCTTACGATATTCCTTGCCGTGTTGTATAGCTTTATCAAGGCTCATTGTGTTACCCTCTTATGAAAATGATATACTGCCGTCTATCTTACAAATAGCAGGGTAGTTATTATAGTTAGATACACCAGTAAGTGCAGACGCAAAATTAAGTCTTAATGAAACGCCTAAATCAGTTTCAACACATTCAACGTCTGAACTCGGTATTGTTTCAGGTTGAATATAATTACCATCAACGGCAACGTCTATTGCGATAATATTAATTGATACTGTTAGACTACCAACTGTTTTTGGTAATGAACAATAAATTATTAATTGTGCACCGTTACGACCTATCTGACAAGGAAAAGCCATTTGACGATTTAACGATATAGTGTCCACCGTAGTATATGATAGTTTTCTATCAACCGCCCCCACACTAATATCACTACCCGACACACTAACACCAAGTAACTTGTTGTTGTCGCTTGATGTGAGTGTATCGAATGTCGGTACATTATCCAACTTATCCGCAATACTCGTACTATCAGAAGAAGAAACGGGAATGTCCGAGCCTGTCCTGCCAAAACACGCATTGATAGCTGAATTGATAGAAGTGTTTGGTGTAAGTGTGTTGACGGGTATATCTTCGCCTGTTGTCTCTGCATCGGTCTGAATGTATATAGTGCCGTTGTTCTTCTGTGCGGTCGTTAGTGCCTCGTACTGTGCTGTCGTCAATTCTTTAACGGCGTGATACTCTTCGTCAAGGCAGTAAAAAATAGCTTTATCTGTGAGCTTGTAAATAGAACCGTTCATCTTCTCGGCTGTTGATAGTGCCGTGTACTCAGCTTGCGTAAGCTGAACGACAGATGCACCGCCTCCACTCGATAACTCTGTTACCTTAACTTCATCCCATTTTGTACTATCAAATGCTTCTGCGGTAGATATATCTGTATTACATTGATATAACTTGCCCTCTTGCATACAATAATCGCCTTCTGAATATGTTTCAGTAGCATCATAAGCAGGTGCTATATTCTCATCACCTATTACTTGAGATATGTTCTTTACTAACATTCTCTTATCACTACTACTCTCTACTGTATATAGAGGACTATTCATAGTAGGAGTTGTGATTAGCGATAATTCGTTAAGTTTACTATCTGCCATTGTTAATTACCTCCATTATCTTCAAGTTTCAAATAACCGCCTTGCTCAAGTTCGAGATAACCGCCACTCTCAAGTTTGAGATAGCTTGAAGCACCGCCACCCTCTGTTGTAAGAACAGGGTTATCTTCTTCGGGCATAGAATCTGTAAATCCAACAATCTTTGCACCTGCTTGAAGCGGTTCAAATATATCTTCTTGTGGCGGTATATCATAACCACTTGTTGTTTCATACAACTTCTGACCCATAAGCAATGCGTGTAAATCAGAAATATCAATAGTCGCAGTTCCATTATCTACTTTCGCTTCAACTACCCAAGTATGAGATGACATAGCAGATACTTGTAATAACCAATATTGAGTACCCCAAGTATGTATGCCCTCTTCACCATAAGTCTGTATAGGCTCATAAGATATTAATTCATCATCATAATAATAGTTAAGTGTTACTGTCTGTGTTTCACCTGTAAACTCATTAGTCCACTTAAATTCGTGCCACAAAGTCAAAGTAGTAATTGCACTAACTCTGAATCTTAACTCTGCTATCGGTACAAACTCTGTTCCAATCTCTATCTCATCACCATTCTCATAAGTATAGTAAACAAGATTTCCTGCTTCTGTACTCTTATTAAGAAGTCTTGGACTTGCTATATCGTTTGTACTTGCTCCTGTGATATACGGATTCTTACCCTTACTCTCGATAGTCATTCCGTTATGCCACTTCCACTCGAATCCGGTTATAAGTGATTCGATACTTCCCTTATCAGTTACGACTTGTATTCTATCTCCACAATCGAATGTAGGATCAGAAGGCATATCTATCTCACAAGGAGTATAAGTAATCTCTTTCAACACCTCAAAGACATTAACTGTATAGTTCTGCAAAGTAGTATCAACACCATAGTCCCAAGCAGGTGCATCAGCGATATTCATTGTAAGTCCTGTTTGACTACCCTCAAGCATAGCTTGATATGTTCCCTTTGCACTTGTTACTGTAAGAGCAACATAGTTACACAAGTAATCAGCAGGAATAACACTATAATAACGAGCAGTTGTTAATGTGCTTACAACAGTTTCACCGAATTTACGAAGTATTAATCTACCGTGTCTATCATCTTCTGCAAAACATCCTAATAAGATACACAATGCCTTTACAACATCACGATATGTTTTAAGTCCGCTCGAACTATCGAAATATTGTTGTGAATCATAGTTAGGAAACTGCGATAAGAAGTCCTCATCAAAAGCTAACGGATAACCTGTTTTCTGTGATATAAGGTTAAACAAGCCAAATACAGTTCCATTCAATGCGTCTGATTCAAGAGGTTTATCAAGTAACTTCATATCATCATAAGCCTTAAATTTAACTGTGTTATCAGTAGGCTTATCAGGTTCAGATATAGTAAACTTACCTAACTTCAAACTCTCAAACGAGCCGTTTACAAGTATACGATAAGACAAATCAACGATAGCTCCGTCAAAAGCATATCGGGATTCATTGCTAACAAGCGTCATTTCAAGTCTGCCAAGAAATACACCACCAAACTCTAATTCATCACCACTTATACATTGTCTTGCAACTGATACATCCCAATCATTTATGATAGACGGGGTAATATCAAGGGTAGTGTTATCAGAGAATGTGACAGTACCATAAACCTCATCATAAGGTCTATCGTGAGCGATTATAGCCTGTCTGAATCCATTAGATACTGTCTGCATACTCTGATTATAACACTTTCCTTATATCATTGTTCCCTTTATCAACTTCTGCTCTGCTTCGTATCTTGCATTAGCTTTACCTATCTCTCTATCTCCGATAGTAAGATTCTTACTCTGTACTACGGAAATCAACTGCTGTAACAAAGCAATTACTTGTGCATTACCACCATCTCCCATTACTTCTGCGACAGCTTGCTTGATAGTATCAAGAGGTGCTTCGACATTAGTACCGCTTCTTTGGTCTCCAAGTACCGCCATAAACTCTCTATTAGGAGGAATAACTGCACCTTGAGCAAGATGAGGAATTGTAGGCACATTCAAGTACGGAATACCTGCAAAAGGTCTTGCACCATTAACATCTAATGCACGAAGAATATTGAATGACTTCGATACATCCTGTAAAGGCTTTGTAATAGAAACATTCAATCCTGTGATAAGACCATTCAACAAAGTTTTAAATGTTGTGTTGATACCTGTTGTAAGAGGAGTAAACAAATCTCCACCTTCCATCAAAGAAGCCTTGATCTTATTCCAAGTATCTGTAAAAGCATTTCCGATATTAGTCGCTGCAAGGGTAAAATTATCAGACATTAACCTTGCTCCTGATTCACTCTCAGCTTTCATCTGATTAAATGAATCTTTGAACTTAGTTGACATCTCGTTAGAAGATGCAGTTGCCTTTGAAGATGTTTCTGTAAAGGTTGATTGTATCTTATTAGAAAGCTCTCCAAGACCACCCTGAGTACGAGCATAATAATCAGCTATACCTTGTTGATAACTACTAATTGTATTTTCAATAGCAGTACCACTCTTTTCCCAGGAAACTGCAACATCATCAATAGCTTCTTCTGCCGTAGCGTTAAAATCAGCATACTGTTGTGCAAGTTGTTCAATATGTTCACTATTTCCTGTGATAGATTCTTCTGCCGATGCAAACATAGCTTCAAAAGGATTAACACCTGCGTTATGCAAATCAGCAAGTGCTTCACCTATTCCGCCTGTAATCAAGTGAGGAAGAGAATTATCGCCTACAAAAGTTTCTTCTACACCACCTAAGATAGCTTCACCTATCGTTCCACCTGCGGCTTCGTATTCATCCCAATTATCAGCAATATCATTAATACCTTGAAAAATTTCTCCTACACCTACACTAAGTCCGGTTACACCTACTCCAACTGCAAGTGCATCTCCTAATCCTGCTAATATTTTAGTTCCAAGAGATGTACCCGTAGCAGTAGCCGTTGTAGATGCTTCTGCACCTGCCGTAGCAACACTATCAGCTATAGTTACTTCTACACCTTCTTCAAAAGCAACAACTGTTCCTTCTGCTAATGCTTCTCCTGCTTCTGCTCCTACCGCACTAAAAGCTGCCATATCAACAGCAAAAGCACCTGCCCCTGCCGCTCCTCCTGCTGCCCCGATAACTCCAAGAGATTGTAAGCCTGTTACAATTCCTCCAACCGTTCCTGCTACTCCGAGAACAGCCATTATACCGTCAAGAGCTAATTTAAGCGTTGCAAGATTATAAGCTATAACCCCAATTATCATTGCAATTTTCTCTAAATCTTTTAATAAACCCTTTAAGTCATCTGCTAATTCAGGATTCTCTTCCGAGAAACCTTCCCACAAATCTCCAATAGCTTCTTTAACTGCATCCCAAAGTCCGCCAAGTCCTTCCTTAATATCATCGACATCGATACTACCTAAGAACTCTCCTATTGCTCTTCCTACCTCATGCCAATCAACTTCTTGAATAGCAGATGTAATCAAGTCCAAAATACCACGAGCTAACTTCGTGATTGTTTGTCCTGCTACCTGCCACCCCGACAACATATTTCCTATAGGGTCTTTTATAGTACCCTTCGTAGAAGCAGATGTTACTACACTACCCATTTGGTCAAAGATGTTGTTGATTGCTTTACCTATACTCTCTCCCCATTCAGAGAAATCAGCCGTAGATACGAAACCCCAAGCATAGCTAATAGCACTCTTAAACAGATTGCCTAACGATTCTCCTATTCTGGGAATAACTTGAGGAATAGCAGTATTAAACGCTTCCGCTACTTGTACTCCTATCTTATACATTCTGTCAGGAGTAATAATTGTATCTACAAAATCCAATCCAAAATCAAACAAGTCAGCAAATACTTGTCCTATTTGACTTCCAAGACTATCAACAGATAATACACCATCAAGAGTAGTTCCGATAAGATTAGCTATCTTCATCATCTTATCGTGACCTTCTCCTGTAAGCCAATTATGTGCGTCATCAAGACCCTTAGAGAATGATTCTGCTAATGCTCTACCAAAATCAAATCCATCCCCTGTTTCCCATGCTTTCCTAAGCATATCGGCAAGTCTATTAAACGGAGTGTTAATTTGTTCAAACATTTCTTGAGCAGAAGGAGTAATGTCTCCTGCTCCACCTCCGCCTCCGCCACCACTTGGAGTAGTCTTATCCTTATCAACACCTAATACATTAAGATCATCAAAATCAGCAAGTCTATCATTCAAATCTTCTTGCTTCTTAGCTGCACTTCCGGCACTACCACCTGCCGCCTTTAATGTATCAGCATAACTTCCTGCATCAACCTTAACAGCCTGTAATACAGTAGATTGTCCTGTTAATGCAGCTATAAAT